GTCTGTTAGACTCCGCTCATCGAACTTACCGAGGTTGTCTGCAACGGGTAAATTTGCTCCCTCCTGACTCCCGGAATCAGGCTGTGTGTTTGTGTTTTCCATGCTGGTAAGGCAGCAAGCCCTTTATAGTTTCAAACCAGTAACGCTGGTTAGCCCGTTGTTGGCGTTATGCCAAATCTTCGTCAGGTGTCAAGCCATTAAGTTTCCTAGCATCCTGTCTAAATTGTATAAGCGTAGACAAAACAAGGTTGATTCCGTCCACAGAACCACATGCGTGGATGCGATCTTCGCCCTTCATGTCTCGACTAACAGCAGCAATCCACTGCTGTTGCTGCATAGCTTCAATTAGCTTGATGACTTCCGTCCAAGTGCCGTTCTTGCCGCTGAAGCCAAAGGCGTTCTTTTGATCGTCTGTCATGTTATTGCTGTTGGCTTACCGGTGTCACACCAATCCGGCCAATCTGCGCGTTCTGCTGCTGCATAACACTCATCTGCAAGCTCTTGATGTAGTTCTGGAACAACGCTTGGAAGTTCTGATCCTGTTGCAGTGCAGACTGCGCTTTCGGGTTAGCCTGGATGATCTGCTGCGCGTACTGGAGCTTTGTCTGAGCAGCAGGATCGTTCTCCTGATACAGGGCTTCATTGCCCAACAGCATCAGCGCAATGTCACTCTGCACGTCCTTAAACATCTGACGGCTGGCATCCTGCGGATTGAGGATCAACTCCTGAGCCATCTCAGGCGCAACCGCACGAATCATCATTTCGGTGAGCTTGTTCCGGTTAAGCACGCCGCCCGAGTCAAGCTGAGCCACCTTGGTCAGGAAGTCGATCTTTTGAGCGATGTACTCCTTGTCCAGATCGTTGACGTCGAACTTAACGGTCAGATCAAACTCGTTGTGGATGGCAGACAAGTTCTGCGGCAGTTGACCGCCCGTGATCCGTTGGATCTCAGCAGGACTCATGTACTGGCAGCACAGGCTGAACATCTGCCGAAAGATCGTGCGCCAGGTCAGCAGCCAAGTATTGACCAACATCTGCTGGAGCAACTGCGTCTTTCGAGGGTCAACAGTAGAATTGACCGTCCCAAAGTAAGCAGCGTGACTGGCTTCAACGCGTTGGATCAACTCGAACGCCACGGTGGGCTGACGAGCTGGCGGGTCCATGAACGTGTAGTCGGTCGGACTGACCACCGGCAGAGAAACACCGGGTCCGATCTTGTTGATGGCTCCGATTCGTTTGACGACCTTGATGGGAGGGAGCGTCGAGAACGCGGTGTGATCCCGGATCGAGTCGTGTTGGGCTTTGACTTCGTCTTGGTCGGTGGACGCAAGTTCCGGTACTCCGCGCGTGTCAAAAATAGCCCGACGAATGCACTCACGACGAAACTCCACAAAAGGATACTCTCCATGCGCGTAATCGAGCCTTTCATGGATGGCATATGAGATCGGATCGTTGCGGTGATCGACAGCAGCCTGCGGACAGATGACCGTGTAGTAGATGCACGGAGCCGTACCGTCGAGGCTCTTGGTGTAGCAGTACACCACCTCGATCATGTTCTGGTAATTGATCCCGTTGTACACGAGCAATTCCGTGCTCGGCAGGATGTTCGTGTTGTACAGGGTACTGCTTTTGCCAGCCATCTGTACGGCAAGTTCCACCCAATCCTTGTTCCACCCTTCAGTCGTGATTTTTTCACGAATCTCCACCTCAGACATCCATGTCCGACGGAAAATCACCCGTGAACGCTGCAAATCCGACGTTTCAGGCGGGAAAAGCACTTCGTCCCAGGGTTTCAGCGCAATGATCTCAGGCAGATTCTTGCTGACGTACTCTTCGTCCCGAGTTGTCATCCCCGTTTCAGACAACTCACGGACCATGCGCTTGGCCTCTTGCAGCGTGAGTCCAGGGGTAGAAGCCTGCAAAATCAATGCAGCTTCTTCTGCCTGATCAGCGATCAACTGAGGCAGTTGCATCAGGGTCGGGCTGCCCGATTGCTGCGCCAAAGCCAAAATCTCCTGCATGGAGATAGGCTGCGACCGCTTGCTGATGTTCTGTCTCCAGCCGACAAAGAAAGCCGTCCAACCGTACTGGAAAGCGTACTGCGCCCCAAGTTCCGCCTCACGACGAAGCTCCAAAGGCATCTTATTGTCGCGCACCCAATGCAGCAACGTCGTCGCAACACCGGAGATCGACGTGTCGTTAAGTTCCGTCTCACTCGCACGAATCGTCGCACGTTCAAACGCAGTCACGAGCAATGCAGAAAGCTCGTTACAGGTGCTGTCGATCAGGCGGTTACGAACGTCGCTTGCACCTTCAAAGGGCCACGCTGGGTCTCCATCGTTACGCAGATTGCTATGCTTCTTGCCGTCGTCACTTTGGCCTGCCCAGCGGGCAAAACGGATGTCATCGAACTTCGTCGTCAGGTTGCCCTGAGTCGAGTTGATCATTGCCCGGTTGTATTCGCTCAACAAATCACCAACATCAGGAACGCTGGTAGCAATTGCCAAAGGATCAGAAGAAGGCGAATACATACTTTACGTCAAATTACGTCAATCTATGCTAATGGTCAATAGGAACCACATTTGGACATGGCAGCCATCTGTTTCTTCCAGCTTTCGCCGCCGTAGTGTTGAGGCTGCATAATCGTCAGATACCCCAAGGCGTCGATAGGATCTTTGCTGGCTCCCTTCTGGCCATCTGCACCGGTCCACTCCCGCATGCTGTAAATCAGGTTCTGACAACTCTCGTGGATCATCAGTTTCGGATGATTCTTGCCAATCTCAATCGGCAGATCCCGGTCGTAACAGAGTAGATCGTTGATCACCAGTACCCGTTCGTCCACGCTCACACCTGCTGCCGGAAGAAAGTGCAGGGGGTTACTGGCACCAGCAATCAGGTCGAGCAACGTAACGCCACCTTCTTTGGTTGTGACCTCTGAGCCTGCGCTTCGAGGGTCGATGTAACGTTCAGCAATCTCTTCGACGTTGTCTTTGTGTGTCTCAAGTGACCAGACAAGTTCAGTGTACTCGTTGACACCCCTGCCAGCTCCGCTGCGTTGTGCCGGTCCAGGCTTTCCGTCGGGGCGCTCTGACGGCAACGCCCATTCGCCGTAACTCTGATCCGGCCATTCCCGATATACCCAGATGATCCCGTGAGCATCGACTCTTGCCCAAAGCATGAACCAGTTTCGTGCTCCGGCAGGATCAGCGACCATGTAATTCGTTCCCTCAGGCGCAACCTTGGACACCGGGTCTTTGAAGATGTTCACATCCCCAAACATCGGGAACTGACTTCCGGCTGTCTGATCCGCCCAACCGTAAGCACGAATCTTGATGTCGTGACTGCTCCGGCCTCGAAGCGTTTGCTTCATCCGTTCCCAGTTGTTGTACGGGTTGAGCTTCGAGTGAAACCAGACCACCCCGTGCTTGCCGTAGATCCCTTCCGCCTTATAGGGCATGTGACCCTTGGGCACACCGATGACGTTGTTCTCCGGCAAAAGCTCGGCTGCCTTGTACTCGGTCACCTTGGCGGTCGTGATGAATTCCTTCACCACCTGGGTGTACCCAAGGATCGGCGTAAACGTGACCAGCAGCTTTCCTGACCGGGTCACCAAACGATACCGGAGTGTTTCCAGCCAATCTTGAGGGACCAACTCGTCGCACCAGACGATGTCCACTTCGCCACCTTCGACCACCTTGATGTCCTGACTGTAGTTGAGGAACCAAATCTGGTTCTTCTGATAGACCGCCGTGTTGTCAGTGAAACCGTTCTTCTGCGACCAACTAAGCTGAATAGACGAGGTGCGCCTAGCTTCCTTCAGTTCCTTTGGCAGATATTTGTGAAAGACGTTCTGTTGCATCGCGACACTGGTCATGTGAGTCGTATGCAGGCACCAGATGTTCAGGCCACGTTTCTGGCTGCGTTCCTTCAGCCACGCAGGCATGTTGCCAACGAGATCCATCCCAACAAACGCTTGAGCCACACGTTTGGCTGCCCACTCCGTTTTCCCTGCCCGGTTGCCGCCGAGCACCAACACCTCGTTGAAGCGGTTAAGAATATCGTCAGCATCCGGCCAAGCTGTCAGTTCGCTGCCGTACCGGTAGGGATCATCTTGCTCCGCCCGGATACGTTGCTCTCTTGCCAGGAACATGCGCATCACTTGTTCGGTCCCGACGTTCTCCACCATTTGCCGTCTCTGTTCCTCGTTCGGACAAGGAAACACAGGATGCTCCTGCATCGGAAACTTAAGGATCTTCTGGATGAGCTTTTCCTTCTGATCTACAGCGGTGAATTTCTCTTCAATCTGTGTTGACATAGTCTCGAATTTCTACGATTCTTTCTCTCGTAAGCCTATAGCTTACCGCGTACCTCCTGCACAACCTGAAACATCGGACGCACGAGCGACTAAAATGGTTCCAGCTATCCCTCTTGAGCTGGATTAAAAATCTGGGGCGTCGAAGAGCTTCAGAGTACTGACAGTCATGGCCGCGAGAGAGCCAAGCAGATTGTTGAACGGGTAGCCATTTCTGCACGACTGTAATGCGACACGACGGACGAAAACCTATGCGGATCGTTTCTCTCTTGTTCATAGTACTCTCCCAAGATAGGCAGTAATGCTGAATCTTGGGGGTACTATGCTCTCCTCTAAACTCTTCCCTGTCGGATTGATTTCCCTCCCGGAGCTAGGGGAATAACAAGAAGACAGCCTAAAATAAGATCCTCGGGAGGGGAATCAAGGCAGGGGACAGGGAAAGAAGAAGAGTAAGAAAGAGAAAATATAGAAAATGCGGTTGGCTTTTTTACCGCTCAAACGTGTTTTCTACCAGCAACTTACCCAAGATAGCTGCCCGGCTTTAACACGAGTTCGTTGTTACGAACCCTGATTCGTTGGCCCAGCTTGACGGGCTTTCCTCCGACGAACACCTGGCCTCCTGTCGTCTCAACGTACCTTGGATTGGGATACTTCCTCGTCACGATCACCTCCTGCAAACCGACCGGCTTTTGCGCGGCAGGTGCACTCGTTTCCACAGGTGCAGCCTGAGGTTCGCTCCGCTCAGCCGGTTTGCCCCCAAGCTCCTCGAGCATCCCATTGCGGAACATGACCCGGCTCGCGTACCCCGTCTTGAACCGCTTGTAGTCCGTCCCCTCTACAAACGACGCCAAATCGTACCGCTCACCCAAGAGCGCCCTAACCTGCTTCTCGTACACGCCAAATTTCACTGTGTTATGCATATGCTATCAAATTCCCAGGTTGAGTGGACTTCGCCAACTTACCGTGCTCGGTATACAACGTCACTGGTGGCAACAAATTCACCTGACTCTGTACCGACCCAGGCACCTCCGTCGGTAAAGATGTCTTCGGCATACGATCGTTACTCTCCACCACAGCACGCACGAGCGGCTTCAACTGCATGTACGACGCTACTTGTCTGACTGACGATACACTGTTCATGGTAAATCAAAAGATGCGTGGCACAGGTCAGCCTATCGACCAACACACGGCTTCACGCTGAAAAGCCCCTCAACCACCCCAGAGTAGTTTTCTGCTCATCAACGCTCCACCGGACAACATGTCGTGCCACAACGGCACACTTAGCAAAGAACACGACGAACGCAACACATTCCTACGGATTGCGCCAACCTGTCGCAGTGCCGTTGCCGTTGCCGCTGCGAAGTGCCGCAGCCGGGCTTGTGTGCGAGGCTGTCTCTAGTGGGGGGTATGCGTCGCCAACTTCGTCAGCTCCAGGGGTCAGACCCCCTCCCCCCCGGGGTCAGACACGCGTGTCTCATGCTGTCGGACAT